TTGAATTTCTTCTATGACTTCCTCTACTTGTGGAGCTGACGGTAGCCAGTGACCTGAGGCAATGTCGTAATAAAATTCAGCGTTTTCCATAATGCCGTTTACAAAACAGTTTGGGCCTGAAGGATCTGTGACAATATCCACTGTTGATAAGTGAAAATCGTCTTGAACTTCCATAATTCCAGATTTCATTGGTTTAACTGATCCCAACCCTCTAGTTGAAACCCCAATTTTAACATCTTCGTCCATGAAAGTTTTTACGATTTCTCCCATTGGTGTACTCAAAATTTTGGCTTTTCCAACAAAGTCGGACCCATCTCTTTTCATTTCAGTGATAAGGTGTGATACTCTATCACCGTTAATGGTTGGAGTTTCTGGGTGACCGAGTTCTCCAAGGGCTCGTTTAGTTTCGATGAAGTCTTTGTTATAGCGATTCATCTCATTCTCAAGAATCCCAGCAGGATAAATTCTCCCGTTACGATTTTTGATGTCTCCTTGCATAAAGATTCCTTCAATGAAATAAGACTTTTTCCCAGTCGCTTCATTGAGCTCTGTCGCAATTTGAAGATCTTCTGTTACTTCAGTAATTAATTTCATTGGTTCAATCCTTACTTAAATTACTATTATATTTATAATAAATTATAACGCTTCTCTCGCAAATCCAAGAATCTCCTCAAAGCCGCTTTTATCTTTCTTAGCAACTTCACCGAGTTTCTTTTGGTTTTGACGTGATAAGTCTTTAAACATTGCAGTCAATGCATTTGCATCTTCTTTTTTAAGAACTACTTGAGATCCGTCTTTCAATTTCATTGCACCTGGTTTAAACTTCATTGCTTCGTCTAATAGGTCTACGTCTTCTTTACGAACCTTTTTGCTGCTACCACTATCGCATGCAGCTTCAGTTTTCTTCTTTTTATTACGAAGCATTGCTAAGTCATGCCCATCAATTTTACCATTCTTATTATGGTCAATTTTCTTTTGCTTTGCAGATAATTCTTCGTCAGTTAATTCTGTTTCTTCTTTTTTCTCCCAAGGAGCTTTTTTCAAAGTAACAGCTTTCTTACCTTTTTCTGAACCTGCTGATGCTTTAGCAAGCTTTTTCATAAGGGAAGCTTTTTTGTTTTCAACTACTGTTTCTTCAGTAGCCATACCTGTCATTGTTTCAGCTGTGGCATAGCTATAAAGTGTTTGCATTTCTTTAGCAACACCAGCTAATTTGTTTTGAAACCATTCTTCTGGGTCATTGGTTGACTGTACGTATTTTGCAATACCCATCATGTTATGAGACATAGCACGTAATGCACCCATCATCATTGGTTTTTCTTGTGAAGGATCTTCTGTTAATTCTACAGATTCCTTCATTGCACCGTGATACATTTTTACGGCTTCTTTATACTTTGGATTTTTCATCATTTGCTTTGACTCGCCAGCATCTGGATTATCAGAAATCATGCGAACAGTTGGTTCGTCAAGTTTATTTACTTTCATATATTTCTTATATGCATCCCACTTCTTAGGATCGACGGTCTTACCAAAGGATGATCGCATTGGTCTCATCGAACGAGAAATCTCATCAATTTGTTCAACGTCTTCACCAATGGTTTCAACGGCTGGATCTTTTTTAGCATATGAAGCATCATAGTTAGATGCATCTGGCTCAGTGCCTTTACCTGAAGTTTTTCCAGCGATATCTCCTGTAAATTGGTGGTCTAAAGCAACTGGGTGCTGTTGAACTTCATAAGTATGTTGGTCAATAAAGCGCTGCTCATCTGGAGAAATAGGTTTAGCTACTTCGCTGACCATTTGTTTAAAGGATTTCATGTTAGTCTCCTAAGAAAATTTGTTTTGATTTTAATCTATTTATCCATTTATATTATTTGCTGACGACTCTTGCTCTTGGTCTGGAACTTCATCATCATCTGGCTCTTGTGCTGCGGCCAGATCGGCTTCTTCTTTTGATTCAGCCTCTATTTCTTTTTTCATATCTTTGATTTCATCTTCAGACATACGTAGAACGTTTTTACGCACCCAGTCTCTAGAATAGTAAACACCAATTGCTTCTTCAACATCACGTAAAGTCGTAAGTCTTTCACGTTGAATTTCTGTCTCTTTAAGCTCTTCAAAATAGTTGTCTTGAATGAAATCATATCTTAGATCATTTTTGATTTCCATAAATTCTTCTGGTGTCATAATACCTTTAAGCACTAATTGCTTTTCAAGTACCTGAGTAAAGAGTGTAGAAAAACGAGATCTTACTCTTTTAACGAATTTACCGAACTTCATTTCATCACGGGTAATTTCGGAAACACGACCAAAGGAATACATAGTTTCTGGCTCTAAACGAGACAATGGAACTTTCAATGCTTTGAATAGTTTACGTTGGAAGTACTGAAGGTTTTGATCGTCAGTTAATCCAGCAGCTGAACCACCAGCCATAGTATCAACTTCGGTTGTTCTTTCACCACCACGACGTGGGAACCAAAAGTCTTCTGTCATTGTCATCATTTTGCGCGAGTCTGTAATTTCACCAGTAGAAGAGTTATATTGTAACTTGTTCTTATGGCGAACCATCATATCTTTTATATACTGCTCAGCTTTCGATTTAGGAAGGTTGCCAACGTCAATATAAAAAACTCGTCTTTCAGGAGCTCGTGTAATAGTGTAAATGATTGTTGCATCTTCCAACATCCTTAATTGGTTTAATGGTTTAATAGCACCATGTAAATAGGATAAAACAAGAGCATTGTTTTCGCTCATTAAGCCTGAAGTTACTCTAGCTATTGAGTCTTTTGCAATCTTAAACCCTTGAGTTCCTGACTGCATAGTACCTTTATTACCACCAAAGCCGTTTTCAGAATACATGTAGTATTCGGCTTTAGTTTTCTTTACTGGAATACCTGAGTGTGGATCCTTATCTTTCTTATCCATTTCACGAATAAGCTTAAGTTTTCTAGGATCAACATAACGGAGCTCTTTAATGCCCGCTTTAATATCTTCGTTATCAATAATAACGTGATAGTTAATTCTTCCATCAACATAGAATTTGCTGAACATGTCATAGCCTTGAGCGGTAAAGTCAAATAGGCTCATTATGCTATCAAATTCTTCTTGAAGTTTATCTTTTACTTTGTCAGGCAAGTCAACGTCATCTAACAGTAATTCGACGACTTTATCGTCAATGTCAACACTAATAGATTCGTTTACGATTTCGTCTACAGCCTGAGCAATCTCTGGATGCATAGCTAAAGCACGATAACGACTTACTAGTTCAGATTCTGTTTTAGCAGTACCTTCCATATCCAGAATAGTACTATAGAACCCGCCCATAGCATTACCGCTGACAGTGATAGCACCGTCATCGTTAATAGGTTCCGCGAATGAGGTTAATGGTTCAACCTCATCCGCTTCCCGTTTAATCTCAAAACCAAAAATTTTCATTTTGTCACTTTCTCATTATATATTATGTAGTAGGTACGCCGGTATTTCCTTCAACTCTCCATAAATCATACTGGAATGTTACAGAAAATTCTTCAATTGAATCTGTCTGTGACCAATCCATTTGGATACCTTCAACGCTAATTGGGAACATACCTTCGAAAACGTATGTACGTAATGGCGAACCGTCTTTACTGTACTGGGTAATTTGACCAGTAGATTTATATTGTTGTGGTAACCCTCTTGAGTTTGAATCGTGAGAGTTAATAAAGTTCATCCATTCTTCCATAGCGTTACGAATGGCGAAATCTTCGTCGTTGATAATTGTGACCGTCCAGTCAGCAAATGTTCTATCACCAGCATATTTGACCTGGCGCCCGAAGTAGGGTACCGTATATTGGCCAACAGTTGATTCCGGAATTCCTGCAGCTCTAATCATAAATGGAACTTTGATGTCTGCTACATTGGAAATCGGGTTAGTGACTTGACATTGGAAGAGCGTTGGACGTGCACCGCCACCTACGAGTTCTGATTTGAACTGGTTGATATTGAATGCCATGTTTTTCTTCTCCTATTTTAAACTATTTATTACGAGATCTGACCAACGATTTCGTCAAACTCAATGCCTGTTCTAGTAGCTACGAACGTAAGTTCGATAACGTTAATAGAACGAGCTGGCTTGATGAAGATACTTGCTCGGAATTCATTTCTATCAATGACCTCAGGAGTATTGACTGTAGAATCAGATACAACTCTGAAGTCAATAATACCACGACGTCCTTGAATGTCTCTTAAGAATGGATCAACAATGTTTCTAAACTGTGTTTGTGTAAATTCATCGTTAAATTCGAATAAGAAACTTTCAGCTGCTGTAGCAATTGATTTCTCAACCGCAATAAACAATCTACGTACATTAATACGATCAAAAGCACTTGCCATTCCAAGTCCGGTTTTATCACCGAAGAGAACGATACCACGACCTGTTTGTGACATAACTGGGTTAATGTCTGAGCCGTATAATTGATCTCTTTGCGGTTTACTTGGATTAAATGCAAGCTTAACAACGTTTTTGATAACGCCTTTTCTGAAACCTGCTGGTGATTCCCAAGCATCCACCCTTGAAATAAGGCCTGCCATGTCGCCGTTTAGAGGAGTCCAACGATACACATCGTTATACTTATCATAACGATATTTGTATCCACTATCCATAAACATATATGAAGAGTTTTGGATTTTGTTACGATGTGCTACTGCATTCGTAAGTTTGGCATTTGTCTTAAGCTCATCTACAACTGCTTCTTTGGAAGGTGATACCAACATTACGCAATCTCTACGATAGTCTACAACGTTTGATAGGATATAATTTGCCCTTGTTGCTGCGTCGTCGTTTTTACCAACCATAACCATTGAAATATCGAGCTCATTTGAGTTCTTCAATGTGTCATAAGCAAAGGCTAAGTTAGCCAATGTTGCATTTGATTCAGTTGCTGCATCAGTACCATTTACCATGGATTCATATACTGCAATCGAGCTTGAAGCCTGTGAACTAATTACTGAAGTATTTGCTACTTTCACCCAAGAGGAGAAGTTTTCAATTACATTTCCATAATAGTTTGTTTGACCTTGTGGGCCAACTGCGCCGACTGTAGTTGATAAGTTTTCAAATTTTTCAACCACTGTACCAGCTACACCTGTAACATCACCATCTTCGTCAATAACTGCGATGTGAACGTGACCTGCGCTTGGAGCTGATCCGAAAATACCATTGTGTTGCCACTTTTTAGTAAATCCAATTTCGTCTAATTCTGTTTCTGCTAAAGTATATCTTGTTGTAAAACCAACATCATATTGATATGCTGTTGTTACTGTGACTGCGGTGTTACCTGATCCAAAAGTAGTTTCAA